TGCCTGTTCTTAGGAACAGGCAGATTCAACCGTTACCAGAACGGGGTAACTTTGAAGGGCTAATTTCTGGGTATAAGGCTGACATAAAACGCCTTAAAAAATTACAGGGTCCAAACTTTGCAGCAGTTCGTGATGAAGCAGCGCGACTGAACATGACGGTTGATGAGTATAAAGCTCTCAACTTGCAGGACATCAAATCTTTGCAGCTTGCTATCAAAAAAACCACAGCAGCTAAAAATAAATATGCGTCTCAAAAGAAAAAGATAGATCAAGCCAACAGCTCTGCACGCATTTTTAACTCACAGCAAAATGCAAAGAACAGAAAAGACATCAAAGCAACCAAAGAAAAAAATCGCATCAATCAAAAAAATCATGCGGCATCTTTAAGTGCCTATGAAAAGAATCTTGCGAAATACAAAGCTGATTTAGATGCGCACAACAAAGCTGTTGATGAGTTCCGTGCAGAAGGCGGTACAAAGTTTGACAGAAAGTCTAACAAGATCGTCTTTGATGAAGCTGCAATCAATGAGTCATACAACCTACACTCATGGACGAAGCCAGAAGTCGAGGGTGCCACTCCTTTCCGTGAAACAGATTTCAATTCTCCTTCTCAATGGGGTGAATATCTTGCCAACAGAGAGGCAATCCGCGCCAAGACAAAGCGCAAAGCTGGTGAGAGCCAAGCAGCTTATGTAGACCGTACTAACAAAGAGGCCTATAAGCGCGTTTTAAAGGGGTATGGGCTGGCTCAAACGCCATTTACGTCCTCAATGGCCTTCAAGATTCTAACTACACCAGGAAAGCGAATTATGAAGGATGGAACAGACGCCATGCGTGTGTTCTATCATAAGCTGGCTGGTGTCGATCACATGGAAATTGAGGGTCTGGCAAATAATAGAACGCAATGGAAGTCAGTCTATCGCACAGCGCGTACACATCAGGCTAAATCGATTGAACTAAACAAAGAACTGCAACATCTTTGGTCAAATGACACATTTGGTAGAGATAACAGAGCCAACATCTTTGGCTATAATACAGATGATATTGTTGCTAGATCGAAGGGCGTTATAACTTTTGATGACTGGTATCAAACAGTTGTCGAAGCCATGTTGCAACGCTCGGCTGGCAAGACTGATGCATTCAGTGCGCCATTTGAAGATGCGATGACATCTGTCAAAAAATTCTTTGATGATTACAAAGTTGATATGCAGGAACTTGGCATGATCAATGACGGTCAGTATTTCAAAGACCGTGCAAAATCATTGCAGAAATTCATTGATAACATCGAGGCTCAAGAAAAAGTCAAAGGGCTGACCGAAAAGCAAATAACAGCAGTCAAAAAAGCCAAGGATGATTTGCAGTTAGTCAATGATCTGTTGGAAACCAAATATTCAGACAGATATATCTGGCCTATCTATTACGACAAGGCTGCACTTAACAGATCAGAAGAGTTGCGTAACGAACTGGTCGATGTGTTCGAAGAACATATCCGTGCCAATCCAATCACTAAGGTTTGGAATGACAAACAAAACAGATTTGTCGATCTAAACCCAGAAACCAGACAGAACCCGCGTACGGTAGCTGAAAAAGCTGTTGATGCCATCATGGAAGAAGGCGATCCGATTACTCATCTTGAGTTATCGATGGGCATTCCAAAGGGTAAGCACCTGCGTCACAGGGCAATCGATATACCTGAACATAAAATATCTAAGTTTATACTCAAGGGTCCGTCTGTTGTTCACTCCTATGCACAGCGTGTTGGAGCCAGAGTTGAATATGTGCGCAACTTTGGCAATCGAAGCATCGATGACATACTAGATGAGTTTGAAGTTGAAATGCGTGCAGAAGGTAAATCTGAGAAAAAGATAGCTGCCTTGCGTGCTGACATGGCGTTTGAATATGAGCGCACAATGGGTGACTTCATTCAGCATCGTGATCGTTGGGATAATCAGTTTGGCAGGGCTACTAAAGAAATAGCTGGCATGGCTTATCTTGATACAGCAGCAATTGCATCAATTACTGACGTAGCCAACATTGTTTTTCAGCATGGTTTCAAAGCGATAGCTTCCCCAGTTACTTTGCGCAAAGACTTGCGCATCATGGGCAAGGCATTACGGGAAGTAAAACGCTCTGGTGGTGCGCCAGAACTTGCAATGAATAATGTTCAGCAGCGTTTTATTGCAGATAATATTGAGGGCATCTCACCTAATCTGACAGAACGAATCCTGTCACCGATTACGCGTGCTTATTACAACATACCCGTTTTGGGTAATGGCTTGGGTACGCTGACTTACTTTATGAAACAGATTGATGGTGTCTATCGCTCTGACAAATACATGCAGGCATTAACTAAGTGGGCTGATGGCAAGGCAACTGTAGTTGAAGTAAAAGAAATGCTGCGATACGGCTTTACTGAGCAAGATGCAAAGATTATAGCTGGCTATCCGTTTGAACGTGGTGACAAATACATCCATGCAAATGTAGATCTCTGGCCCAAATCAACTAAGCAGCAGAGAGATCTAGTTAGAAAATTTGATACAGCAATGAATGCTGGTATCGGCAACACAATCCTGCACGCAACTTCATTTGATAAGCCTCGTATTATGGATGGCGTTGCTTACGTTAGGATTCGTCCATGGATGCGTAATATTAATCATCTAAATGGTGAGCCTATGTTCTTGCCTGACAAGCGTGCGTCTACTTCATCTGTAGAATTTGCGCGTCTTGAGACACAGTTTTTTACCTATCCATTTCAGTTTATGAATTTCATGCTGGGTGCAACCAATCGTATTACCGCTGGCTTGTTTGATCCTATGAAACAGCACAGGCTGATCGGTTCTGCTGCTCTGCTTGGGTTGGGCTACACAGTCTTGCAGTTACGTCACGATGATTACTGGTTTGAAAATCGTAGCACTGCTGAGATCATGCAGCGCACTATAGATCAGTCTGGCTTGTTCGGTATTTATACTGATCTTGCATATACAGCTACACACATGGCTGTTGGCGGTGGGCTGGTAGACGCAGAGAACTCTATCATTGCACCGAAATATCAACCTGATGGTTTTGATGCGGTAACTGAACCATTTGGTGCGGCACCCGGAATGATAGCATCTTGGCTGCGTGCAGGTTTCTCAGCTTTCAATGGTGATACTGACGAGGCATCAAGAGAGTTTTGGCGCAATATGCCAATGTCTCCACTTGTTCCAATGGCGGGTGATTTTATCAACGATGCACTGGATTAATGTGCGTAGAGCATTGCATTAATGCATGATACGAGGGTGACATGACTATTAGTTTAACTGATAACAATCCGAGAATATCCTACACTGTGAATGCGGGGGCTACACAGACCAGCTTCACTGTGCCATTTGAGTTTTTCGACATAGCAGATCTAAATGTCTATGTTGATGGCACGCAAAAATCAGCAACCACACATTATACGGTTTCATCTGGTGGCAGCGGGTCAACGGGAACGATAGCCCTGACTGTAACAGGTGCGTCAGGTGGCAGCACGGTTGTTATTACACGCGATATCGATCTTGCTAGAACCACAGACTTTCCAACTTCTGGCTCCTTTAACATAGCAGCTCTCAACACAGAGCTAGATAAAATTACGGCTCAGTTTGCTGACCTCAAAGATGACGTTGATCGCTCATTGCGTCTGCAAGATAGTGATGCTGCTGCATCTATGGAACTGCCTCTCAAGGATGTACGCAAAGGTACGGTTTTAGGCTTTAATGCAACAACAGGCGTACCGGAAGCTGGCCCTACTATTGCTGATGTTTCAAGCCTGTCTGCTGTTACTGCTGACATAGCGACATTGGCAGATATCGAAGATGGCACTGACGCAACAGATGCAATTCAGACCGTTGCTGGTATTGCCAATAACGTAACAACAGTAGCTGGAATCTCTGGCAATGTTACATCAGTTGCTGGCAACGCAACCAATATCAATGCTGTTGTGAGCAATGCTTCTAACATTAATACAGTTGCTGGCAAAGAATCTGAAATCACTAGCGTTGCTGCAAAGGCCAGCTTGCTTACAAGCGATTTTGTATCTGATCTAAATACTCTGGCTGTTACAGATGTAATAAACGACATCAATACCTTGGCAACAAGCGACATTGTTAGTGACCTTAACACACTGGCAACCAGTGATATCGTAAGCGACCTCAACACCCTCGCAACATCTGACATTGTTAGCGATATTAATACCCTTGCAACAGCCGATATCGTTTCTGACTTAAATCAGCTTGCCACTTCTGACTTTGTGTCTGACCTCAACACAATGGCTACAACTACTAATGTTAATAACCTTGCTAGTGTTGCTGGTAACGCATCAAACATTAATAATGTAGCTGGCAATATTTCTAATATTGTTGCTGCTGGTAACAATGCTTCAAATATTAACGCTGCTGTTAGCAACGCATCCAATATAAATACTGTTGCTGGGGCTGTTAGCAACGTAAACACGGTTGCTGGCATATCCAGTGATGTAACGGCTGTAGTTAGTAATTCTTCAAATATTAATGCTGCTGTAAGCAACGCATCTAACATCAACTCTGCCGTTAGTAATGCGTCTAATATTAACACTGTTGCTGGTATAGCCAGTGATGTAACGACTGTAGCTGGCATAAGCAGCGATGTGGCTGCTGTAGAAAACATTGCATCCAATGTGACTTCTGTAGCTGGCAACGCATCAAACATAAATAGTGCAGTCAGCAATGCTTCCAACATCAACGCTGCTGTAAGCAATGCAAGTAATATTAATTCTGTATCCGGTATCGTCAGTGACGTAACTACTGTGGCTGGGATTGCGTCTAACGTAACAACGGTTGCTGGAGTATCATCTAACGTAAGCACCGTTGCAGGGGCGATTACCAATGTAAATAATGTTGGCGGTGCAATAGCGAACGTAAATACGGTTGCTACTAATCTTAGCAGTATTAATGACTTTGCAGATAAATACCGAATTGGCTCACGCGATCCATCTTCGAGCAATGATGAAGGTGATTTGTTCTACAACACCACATCTAACACCTTAAAAGTCTATAATGGTTCTGCTTGGGAAGGCGGTGTTACTGCTGGCTCTGGATTCCTTGCCTTATCTGGTGGACAGCTTTCTGGCAACCTTACTTTCTCTGGTAGTCAAACTGTGGATGGCCGTGATGTATCAGCAGATGGTTCAAAGCTAGACGGCATCGAAGCATCAGCTACTGCCGATCAAACGGCATCAGAAATTCGTGCGCTTGTTGAGAGTGCGTCCGACAGCAACGTCTTTACAGATGCTGATCATTCGAAGTTGAACGCTATCGAAGCCAATGCCGATGTCACAGACGCAAGCAATGTAGGCTCATCGCTCACTGCATTTTCTACAGGAACAGATGCTGTATCGTCTGACCTAATCCCCGTGTATGACGTGACTGCGGGAGCATGGGAAAAGCAAACAATAGCCAATGCGGCTCTTCAAGGACCAACTGGCCCCACAGGACCAACCGGACCCACTGGTCCGCAAGGGCCAACAGGATCAACAGGGGCCACGGGGTCCGCTGGATCTGACGGAAATGATGGAGCCACTGGAGCCACTGGAGCCACTGGACCAACGGGGCCACAAGGGCCACAAGGACCAACTGGCCCAACTGGCGCAACTGGCGCAACTGGACCACAAGGACCGGGCTTTGCATCTGGCACAAAGATGCTATTCCAGCAAACATCAGCACCAACCGGATGGACTAAGCAAACAAGCCACAACAACAAGGCACTGCGTGTTGTCACAGGCTCTGCTGGAAGTGGCGGTTCAAACGCCTTTACAACCGCCTTGGGCACACCATCGCTCAGTGGTTCGACAGGAAGCACAACTTTGTCAACCAGTCAGATGCCTTCTCACAACCACTCTCTCCGATGGGGCTATAACACCAGTCAATTCTTCCAAAGTAACGAGAGCAATTTCGGATACCAAACATCCCTTGGGGGCAGATACATGTCCAATGCAAACAACGGGTCGAACAGCAATCTAATGAACAGCACAGGTGGTGGCGGCTCTCACAACCACTCCATGAGCGGCACAGCCTCAATCAATGTTCAATATGTTGACGTAATCATTGCGTCCAAGAATTAAGGAGAGGAATCTAAATGGCAAACTATACTATCATTCACGCAGATGGTTTCATTTCTAAAGATGGAACATCATACCAATCTCTTAACATCGATTGGCTCCCCGAAGATATCATAGCAGTACAATCAGCAGATGGATCAGCCGACTTGGAAAAAGGTGTCAGGTCCACGCTGACAATCACAGACAATGAGTCTGTAGAGGATGTCACTACGTTGAGTTGGTGGTCGAATGTAGAAGCCACATGGCAAGCGGCGTATGATGCAGAACAAGCTGAAATCGCAGCAAATGCAACAGCAGCGGCAGCCGCAGCAGCTGAGGCTAGCATTTAATGAGGATGGAAGTGAAAGACAACTGCCCTTTGAACGGCTTTGAGCCATGCAAGAAGTTTGATTGCGCTTGGTTCATACAAATCAGAGGCACTGACCCAAATTCGGGTGAGGAAGTCGATGACTGGGGCTGCTCTATGGCTTGGATGCCAATGTTGATGATTGAGAACGCACAACAGTCACGACAGACAGGCGCAGCCGTAGAGAGTTTTCGTAATGAGATGGTGAAAGGCAATGAGGTTAGCCATCAACTTTTAGAGTCAATGAAACGCCCACCAAGTTTAAGTGATCTAATTGAGGTGAAACAATGAGCAAGCCAACAGCAGCATCAGTGCAATCTCAGATCGATACACATGAAGCGGTCTGCGCTGAGCGTTGGAAAGAAACCATCCTGCGTATCAAGCGCATTGAACACATTATGATTGGCACTGCTGGCACGACTATCGTTTTGCTTATTGGGTTGATTGTTAATGGATGATCCATGCGTTTCTGTTGTTCGTATTTGTGGGCATTGGCGAGGACAAACGCCTCAAAAGTAATGATATGTATTTTCGCTCTGTCGATGACTGCGTGTACTTTGCACAACGACTCCACAAACAGGGGCAAAATATCACCGCTTATTGTTTGCCAGTTGTAGTTCCAAAGGAAACCAAGGTGTACTGATGGACCCGATGAGCTGTATGGCCGTAGCCAGTTCCTCATTTGCAATTTTAAAAAAAGGTTTTTCTGTTGGTCGTGACATTGAGTCTATGGCTGGCGATCTTTCAAGATGGATGGGTGCGCTTAGCGATCTCGACATGCTTGAGAAGGAAGCAAAGAACCCCCCGATTTTTAAGAAGTTGTTTAATGGCAAGTCTGTAGAGCAGGAGGCTATCGAGGCATTTGCAGCTAAGGAGAAGGCGCAACAGCAGAGATACGAATTGCAACAATGGATTGGTCTAACTCTTGGTCGAAGCAAGTGGGATGAGCTTGTTAAAATGGAGGGTCAGATTCGTAAGCAACGGCAAGAAACTCTCTATAAACAAAGGCAACGCCGTCAAAAGTTTATTGAGATTGTGGCTTGGGTAATGATGGCAGTATTAGCTGCTGCATTGCTTACTTTGTTTGTATTATTTCTCAAAGGCCAAGCTGCAAAGGCACAGCCAGAGCATGTAGTTTGCCGCCTTGTCGGTTGCGATAAGATAGATGATAAGCGTTACTGCGTTTACAGAGGCGCATGGAACACACAAGAAGTTATTAGCTTTGAAATGGATGAGTGGTTCCCAAAAGAATATCTGTGTGACTTTGAGCCAGACAAACCAAGGCCACCCTCACTAAGAGAAACTCTAAAAGCTATTAAGGAGAGCCAGAAATGATTGGTATCTTAACCAAGATTCTAGGTTCAGGTGATGTGATCAAGCAGGGCATGAGCCTAATTGATGACATGGTTGTCACATCTGAGGAAGAAATTGCGGCAAAAAGCAAAGCCAAGACAGATTTGTTAGCCGCATATCAGCCATTCAAGTTGGCCCAACGGTATCTTGCTTTGATGTTTGCTTTCACTTTCCTACTCTGCTTTGCAATCACACTAGGCATGACACTGGCTGGGAAGGGTGACATCGAAGGCGTTAAAGCAATCCTCGGTGACTTCTGGATTGGCGAAATCATGCTGATCATTGTTGGTTTTTATTTTGGTGGCGGGTTAGCTGAGAGCGTAAGGAATAAGAAATGAACATAGCAAAGCTGCGTGTAGATCTTGAGCTTGACGAGGGCTGCAAGCACGAAATCTATAAAGATCATCTAGGGTTCTTTACGCTCGGGATTGGTCACTTGATTGGCACTAACGACCCTGAGTTTGGTGAGCCAGTAGGTACGCCTGTCTCTGACGAACGTGTGCAGGAAGCGTTTGAGCGTGACCTTGATGCTGTGCGTCTGGATTGCATCAAGCTCTATCCTGACTTTGATACGCTGCAAGAGGATGCTCAATTAATCATAGCGAATATGATGTTTAATCTTGGTTACCCTCGGCTGTCTGCTTTTAAGAAGATGAAAGCAGCAGTAGATGCTGGCGACTTCGAGGAGGCTGCAAACCAGATGGAAGATTCCAAATGGTATCGTCAGGTTCCCAACAGAGCAGAGCGTTTGTGTAATCGTATGCGGCTGCTGGCTGTTCCTGTTTAGGTCAGGCGGCAACCGAGGAGTCCAAATGATCTGGACCTCCAGATGGTCGCCGCCCTAGCAATACGCTTTTGTCCTTCTTCAGGCCTACTAACGTATCGATCCTTAGATTATAACATCAAATCTCGTAGACTTGAAGGTACTAGGACACGGCTAGTCTTGCTCAGGTCGCTGAGAATCGATGTTTTATTTGGCTTCCAGCAACGATTACAGGTCGTTTACCAGATTGAGTTGAATAGAGTTACCGTTCAAACATGCAGGCATTTTGTCGTCCAGACCGTGTAATGTGGACTCATGTTCTGCAAAAACTACAAAGCGATCAGCGTTTTCACTGATCAATTTAAGCAAAGCCTCGCTGGATAGCTGCCGTTCTGCTTTAGGTAGGTTGATTACGTTACTCATAGTGCAGTCCTCCTTCGACTACAGTCATGCTAGGGTAATAGTGACCCACATCATCATCGGCCACATCATCTGCGAATGCATTCTCAGGCATTAGCTTTGCTGCTGCCGCCCATTGTTGTTTGTACTTATCGATTTCTTGCCTATGAGATTTGTCCATGCCATCGACTGTAGTGTGAAATGACAAATAACCAGCAGCACGCGCTTCGATCGTTGCTTTGCTGCTTTGTTTTCTGTATGCAAGGCGCATTGGTTTTCCTTTCTGTGTAAGATTTGTGTAAAAAATATGCGAGTTTTGCATTAGTAAATTATGGAAACTAACAAGAAGATGCATAACCCTGCACTAATGCAAAGGCGTAAACGTGCTTTACGAACTTGTTTTCTTGTAGGATAACAACGAGTTAGAATGTTGCTCGGTATAATGCTGCCATAGCTCCAGCGGTAGAGCGCACCCTTGGTAAGGGAATCACCCTTGCTTTTATCTGATTGAAATAGCTGCATGAATCGCCTCACAGTTTGTTGATTGTGTGCTTTTTGTGTTCGTTACTTAGAGATGCATATCGATGCACCATGTCTGGTGTTTCCCATCCACCCAACTCCATCAGTGTAGCTGAGTTTGTACCGAGCATAGCCAAGCGGCTGGCCCAGTGGTGCCGCCAGTCATGTATGGTAAAGCTGGGTAGCCCCACTTTCTTGCGTGCAGTCTCATGCACTTTACGCGGTCCACCTAATGAGTATGGACTGCCATATCTGTTTGTGAACACATACAAATTTGATCTGCGTTCCATTGTCTGCAATGTTGCTTTGACTCTGGTGTGCAGCGGTATGAATCTACTTGAACCTGTGTGATTATTCTCACCTCGTATGAGAATGATATCGTCATGAAAATTCACGTCATTCCACAAAAGCTGGCAGGCTTCTGACTTGCGCAGGCCTTGATAACAGAGGGCTTGGAAGTATGGGCGTGCAAACTCTGGATAAGCAGCAAGCAGTTCGTTCTGTTTTTCTATGGACAGAAAGACGATGCGCTTATCTGGTTCCTTCTCTTTAGCTATAGTGTAATTGACAGAAGCGTGACGAAGCACGCTCACCAGTGTTGTACGAATGCGATTAATAGCAGCGGGTCTGCTGTCCGCATGTTGCTGGTTGACGTACTTGCGCCACGCTTCATCAGTGATATCTCCCACTATGTAGTCTTGGAAGAAATCACCTAATTGTTTAATATTTTGTCGGCATGTCGGCTTACGTTTTTTAGCTTTAACCCAGTTAATTGCAGCTATTGAAAAAGGAATGGCAGCATTGTCACTGCCATTCTTTAGTGTGTTGATTGCCTGCTGATAAAATTCATCGACTACTTGCTCGGCTTCTCGCTTGAGAGTTCTGCCTGTAGATCTGCGTACGCTGACTGTTTTGTTGCCCCACGATACCGAACCTTGGACGTGCCAGAATTTTCCTCGCTTGTGTAAGTGTAGTGCCATTCTGATGCCCTCAGTAATTTGTCTACATTCTCGTTAGTCAGCCATGCTTTGTTGCCAATCTTGATCACAGGTATCTTGTGCTTGCCGCACTCTTGCTGCACTTTGCGGGGTGCAGCTTCAAGTGCGGCGCACACTTTCTCCAATGGAACCAGATCAGAAAGGGATAGCATCATCGAGTTCTGTCGGCGTTGGGGTGTTGGCGTTAGCCGCTGGCGCGGCAGCAGTAGGAGCGTCACCGTTGTATTTGTCCTGTAGTTTGAAAGACATATACGGTGCGTTGTCCTTGGTCATCGCTGTCCATACCGAGCAACGTCTGCCGCCAAAGGGACCAGTGTACTTAGGTGCCTTTGGGTTGAACTTCTCGCTGCTCTCGTCTGCTGCTTCATTGGGAAACAGCGTGCCGACCTTCATGTAAACATCACGAATGATGTCACCATCTTTGGTCTGAGATTGCACGACAGCAATACGACCATCCGTACCGTTGTCATTGATTGGACCCTCAAGGATCATCTTGCTGTACTTAGGGGCGAATGCTGCCCCTGAGTCAGTGTTGTCATAGTCGCTCATGATATTCTCCAAACGCGAAATACTTTCTCGCCGTTGTTGTCGTTAATGGCACGCTGTGTGATCAAACCCTTACCTTTCTTTTTATCAGGTCCGATACCGTGATTAGTGATTGCTCCATAAAATGCATTGACTGCTTTCTGGGACTCAAGGTCGATGCAATCACCGACTTCCATAGTCCAGAGCCATGCCCATTTTGTGTGTCCCTTCCTACCTTGTGAAGTCTTTGGCGGGATAGGAACATCCTTGCGGATAATAATAGGTTTAGAAGTCATTTAGATCTCCAGTCTTAGGTTTGCGCCACTCGGTATTTTGATTGGCTGGTTGACCGCTTGATGCGGCGTTACCGTCATCATCTTCTGACGGTAGACCAAACGCTGCTTGCAATGCGTAACGCTTGGCATAGGTAATACCACTGCCCATCTTCTGTGGGTTGGTGGGGTCTTGTGATCGAACAGGACACTGGCTCATACGCTTCTCGCCAGTAGGTGCATGCGTGATTTCAGTCTGCACAACCTGCACAATCTGTTCGCCGATCTGTATCATCTGCAATGGTTGCATGAAGTACAGACCGAACTGATTGGCTTGTCGTGACGCAGTCATTACCTCTTCAAGCGTAGAGTATTTGCTCTTGAAGTGTGGGTTCTTGCCGTCTTTGGTTGCAGCTACGGCTAATTTCTGGAAGGCAAGCATTGCCTCATCGAAGTTTTTTGGATTAACAGGGGCTTTCACCTTTGCATCCTTTTTGATAGGTTGAACCGTCAAGATAGATCTCCAATCTTATTTGACAGGCGCAGGTTGATTATCATTAGCCTGCGCCAATTTATATTCTGCCCAATGCTTATCGCCTGAGTGGACAATCGATTTATTAATAACGTGACCCTGTTGCCTCAAATCCCAAATGCGGGCAGCGAGTCTCATGCAGTGATAATCTTTGACTGCACTGATGGGTGTGATCTTCTTACCCTCCAGCAAATCACGCAGGATCATGCCGTTCTGTGTGTTGGTGCCTGTCATTACGAAGCCTCCTTCTGTTCGACAAAGCGAAGTGAGCCATTAGCGGCTCGGCGTATTGCAAGGTTGTCGTTGTAGATCTCACGCTCATTGACTGCGATCATCTGCTTCAACTCTTTCTTGCAAATCTCATGGTGCTTATGCGCTGCCTTGGTTTCGATGTAGTCATGCGCATAGCTGGCAAACTGGTTGTCACCTGTCATGTCACGCGCCGTCATCTTGTTGATAGCGACAGTATCGATAGACACATTGGCTGGTTTGACATGGCGTGGTGGTTCTTTGTCATCAGCAACGTATGCCCAGAAGCGTCTGATGCGTGGCATTAACTCAAGGTAGTAGTTGCCATCAGCTTTGACCTGCACCATCTCACGCCGTGCATTGCCAAAGATGCAGGAGAACCAGAGGTTTTTGATCTCGTCAGTGAGGTGCAGATAGAACTGTAGCTGTGGCATGTAACGCTCAAGCTGCTTTGCCATAGTCTGTCGATCGTTGGTATGCTTGCACTCGACACCCCACAACTCATCTTCTGGTGAGTAGATGGTGGCATCGAATGTACCCTTAAGCGGCACATGATAGGTGGGGTCAGCTTTGCCCAGCGTGTCAGTTCTTTTGAATGTGTGCTGATGTTCGTGACAGTTTGTAAGTAACTCTTCAGCTACCTGCATCACATGCCATTCTTCTGTGGCAATGCCAAGCTGCACAGGGAACACATCAGTCAGATCAGCAGGCTGTTCACGCCCTGTCTTTTCCAACCATAGCTGGTGCAGATCACCGTCCATAATACGGACTGCATCTGAGCCACCAATAAATCCTTGTCTGTTCATATCGATCTCCAATCGTTAGGTTTATTATATATGCATAAATGCACAACAATCAAGACAAAACGTGCTGATTTTTGTATTTATGCAATGCTTCAAGTATAAGTCTGCGCTTGCGAATGTGAGTAGAATAGTGCTTGTGAAACTCTGCAAACGCAGGAAAGAACTTGTTGGTTTCTGCTACTGCTTTAAGTGCAGCCAAAAAGATATCAGCAGGCCAGTCAGCCATGTTCTTGACCAGCAGTTGCAAGCGCATCTTCAGATCATCAGCACTCTCACCTGCTGGCTTAGCCATGAGCATGACTGTGGCTTGCAGGTTTTTGTACATATCATCTTCTGGCATGGGTGTGAGCGACAGCATGGCACGCTCAATAGATTGATTGACACGCTCATCTGTAATGTCGCGCGTGGTATGCACATCATAATGTGTGATTGTGATACGCACACCATTGTCAGGGAAGCGTGTAACCATGCGTGGCTCAACCAACACCCCTAGCGACATCATGCCAGATACCAGTTGATCCACTGTCTCGTCTGGCTTTAGTTGAACGAGCTTGGTTAAAGCTGCTTGGCGCATCTGGCTGCTTGGTACGATGGCGTTTGATAAACCATTTGTATTTAGCGTCCCAGTCTGCGTTGGTGCCGCCGCGCTCTTGCCAGTAGCTACGGAACTGAGCTTCTTCAATGTCATGATCGATCTCCTCAAGATTTGGTAATGCATCTACAGCAGCACGCAACTCTTCACTAGCAACCCAATCATGCGGGATCGGCTGGCTACTGCTATTGTTATTAGGTTTACTGACAGGTTCGGGTCTAGCTGGTTGACTACCCTGGTCTAGCTGGTGGACTAGGATAGTATATCTGGTGGACTGCCCTTTGTGTCCACGCTCACGTTGTATGAAGCCACGACTGGTCAGATAGTCTAGCTTGTTGACTACTGATTGGCGTGACAGATGCGTGATAGATTGTATGCGGGATAAGCTGGGCCAGCAGATGTGTGAATCGTTGTCGGCATGTTCTGCTAGTACGAGCAGCACAAACTTAGCAAGCGAGTCACCAACATCAGTGGCATAGACTTTGCCCATGATGACAAAACTCATTGTGATCTCCAGATCTTTTCGACTATGTAGTCGGGTAGTATCAGCACCCACTTGGGATCGGTGCCGTTGCCACGCTTGTAGATTGCAGCGTTGCGGTTGTTGAGGACAGTGAAGGGAGAGGGAAAGCTGCTTGCTTTGCGGTACTTTACTTCCACCACCAAGCGTTGTCCGTTGAGTTCGATGATGAGGTCTCCGCTATACTCTCCTCCCAAGCTGCCTGAGAGTGGTTGCTTCTTGACCTTGATCGCCCACTCTTTGAAGAGTTTGACGAAATAGTTTTCGTGGTAGTTTCCTTTTGCGCGAGCCTTGCTTGCCATGTGTCCCTCTCATAACAATCAAGGCAGATCGTGTAGTGTCTGACAGGATTGGTTGATTTTAATGGGCAAACAAAATCGTGAACGTGCTTCTCGCACAGATTACATTTAGCTTTCCTGCCCTTTGTGTTTAATTTCGACTTCACAATCCAATGCCTGTAACCAGCAGAGAAACAGAAAGCCTGACGGAAGCCGTTTGAATTGCTCCCACTTGTGTATCAGGCTGGATGCACATCCGATCTCATGGGCTAGTGCTTCCTGAGATAGATCTTTCTTGTGTCGTGCATCGACTAAGTAAGTAACAATCGCGTGCCAGTTTGGATCAACCAGCACAGGATTCTTTAGATGCGTGAATGTTCTTGATTGCATTCAACACCTTCATTGCTGTTTTGTGTCGCATGTCATTACGCTGCGCTGATCGATAGAAGGTACTGATTGGCACACCTGACACAGAGAATGCCGTTCTCAAATCAACATCTAGCCTGTCTGCTACTGCTTGTAGTGTCTCAAAATAAGTATCCATACGAGATATTGTATTGCATTAATGCATATTGCACAAGTGAATCCAATGTGCTTTTATGCATTTATGCTTAATGACAAAGCATGCGGGTCTGCTGTATCCATGTATTTATGCACAAGGAGACAGCTGTGGAACAGGATGAAAGGAAAGCCATACGCGTATGGATGCGTACCGTTATGGCTAACCACAATTGGACAGCTAATGGATGGGCCAACCGTGCAGGCACATCTACCAGTAACATAACTCGGTTTCTTAATTCTGATTCCAAGTTTATTCCAAGTGCAAGAACCCTTGCAAAGCTGGCTGCTGTGGCTGGTTCGTTTCCTCCACTTTTGAATACAGGTTGCCAACAGACAACCTATATCAAAAGACCCGTCTACGATGCAGAGGGGTTAGTTATTGATATGATCGTAATTGATGACGATAACGTAGAAATCTATCAGATGGGTGAATGGACAGGCATGGGTGCCAGAGGCATTGTCGGACATTCTACTGTTGTAGTCGAACCTAAAAAATCTTTCCAAGATGTAGATGAAGGCGATATTGTTTTGTATAAAAGCAAATCAATTGGGCTTATGTGTGCTGAATATCGTAATGATTTATTGGCTTGTTATCCAGCCGATGCTCGGGTTATGCCCGAACAATTCAGTCATGTTGGGCAAGAATTTTGGTCGCCAATAAAAGCTAAGGATGTAGGTAAGCGATTGATTGGCAAGGTTAAGCAAGCAATGATAAAGTTCTAGGCATCAGGTCTTGCCTAGCGTCACGGTCTTGCCACGGTGCCGACTCCGTATCCGTGTCGTTATCAATGATCAATAGGAACTGATGCCAGCAACTTCTATTGCTAGGTTTTCGAGGTTCATCTTGTAGATGTCCTCGTCTGTTACTTGCGGCATGAGCAATGGCATATGCAGCCTGTTGTACTCATTGGGTACATCTTCATCAGCTAATGTTGCTGTATGCTCATGCAGTTGGAACTTGTCCTCGGTGCATTCGATGTAGAACTTGGCACCTTCAACAGTTGTGATCATCAGTGTTGTGAAACCGTCAAAGACTACGCGTCTGATGCAAGGGTTGCTTGCTGTTCTGATAGTTGCGTGCATTATGATCTCCAATCATTTGAATTAAGCAGCTTCTAATTCTCTCCACTGCTTGTGTTGCATCATGCGTGCGACATCAACGCTGCGCTGCCGACTGATTACGTCAGGGTGTGAGCGTGTGCGTGTGACATCAGGGTGTGATGCCCACCATGTGCATGCGTTGTACAAAGCCCACAGGTTCATGCCGAGCTTGCGCTTCTCATCATCCCATGCACGCATCAGTGTGGCGTACTGCACCTCGTTGATCTTGTCCTCTACGCCAGTGACTGACTTGTTGTACTTGCATAGCGTTGCTCTGATCATGGCTGTTGCCTGCTCATCGCTGACTTTGATCTTGGCATAGGTGCGCCACTGATCTTCGGAACCATGGAATGCTTCTGTTGCTGCAGTAATCTTAGCAGCAGCACCTTCGATGTTGATGTTGGTGGTGTGCTTTACTTTACCTACAGTTACCATCTGTGGGTGTGAGCATCCGTTGCTGCACCACAAGCGATCACCCTCGGCTGAGTACATGAATGCCCATGATGCATCGTATGAGTTAAAGAACGGGATGCGATACCTGATGTAGTCACCTACCTGCGGTTCGATCAGCACGTTGGGAAACGTAATGACGCCCTTCATCTTGGCACCATTGTCATAGGTCTTGATGTCAACCTCGTAGTCATTGCTGATGTTGGCTGCTTTGATCGCATCCATCATGCTGTTGACTACATCATCATGTAGCACTGGCTTGTATTTGCTGCCGTGTGTGCCAAGGATTTCGTTGGTGTCAGTGCGGATCAATGCAGTGCGCAGTGAACGTGGCACGGTGAGAGTGCGAGAGCCAGACTCGTATGGATTACTGTCGTCTGGTACTTGGATATGCATGTCCATCATCTGAATTGGAAATGCGTACGCGCTCTTGTATTCTGGTGTTGTCAGGCCGTCCATAGTTAGATCTCCAGTGCTGAACAATCTCATCAAGTTGGAAACGAAACACAGTGTTGTTCAGCTTTAACTGTGCTTGTTTGTAGCCGTACATAATCGTGGTGTGATCTTTGTAGAGTTCGACACCAATGCGTGTGTATGACAGGCGAGTGTGTTGTACTGCCATCCAGTAGACGTACTGTCTGGCTGTAGCTAAACCAGCAGCACGCCGTGGTGAGAGCAGTTCATGCTCTGTGTAACCAGTGATAGTGCTGACTGATGCAAGGATGGATTCGATTTCTTTATGCATCACGTTACCTCTGCATTTGAATTGAGTTTTGTCACCGCACATTCTTGCGTGCGCGGTTAGCACCTGTGTCCAAAATCATGGGCAGGTACATCATGCATTGGCCTACAAAGAAGGCAGTCACACTACCCATGAAGCCCATGCCATTGGCTGACAGTCCGAAGTGAATTGAAAGAATCAGTGAGAAGAATGAAAGAATCATCCCTGCTAAAATGGTATGCATTTTGTCCTCCATAAATTGATAAATGAAATGAAAATGGTGGTCCCACGAAGGGAGATAAGTCGCGGAACCACCTGTGTTGCCCCCCTTTTCCAAGCGTCAGTAGCCTGTGGATGTGATGAATGTTTCAGCTTTGCGCCACCGTAGACGCCACTGTTTGTGAAGTTTGTTTTGCAGTGCAATCTCTGCGGCTCGTATCCTGTCCCAAGAAGAATCCTCAGCCACTAAATGGTCCAGTAGATGACGCGCTGGCTGATAAGATGAAGAGGGTTTGGCATACTCGCGCACGAATAACTGATACATGATTAGCTCCGTAGAAAAAAAGGGTGAGGCTTGAACCCCACCCTAGTTGGATTATGATGCGAGAAGAGCGTCTATGGCGGATGCTTCAACGAGCTTGTTGTCTTTCACGAAGTTCTTTGGCTTTGGCATCCACTTAGTGCCTTTGTGCTTCTTGTGTGCAACTTGTGCTGCGTCCAGATGCGCCTGAAATTCAACCAGCTCTGTAGCCATCGACTGGTAAAGGTGGTATTTCCTTGACAGCGTGACATCGATTATCTCGTTGGAATCTGAGTCGCCAGCATTGGCATCAGCACCATCACCTTGCCTGCGAAGTTCTTGCATCTCGGCCTTCAACTTAGTCATTTGGCCTTCTTTGTATTCGATGCTGTTATGCGCTGAGTAGCACAAGTCGGCAGCCTTATTACCTTTTGAATAGTCATTAGAGAAGGTGTCCAACAGGGCGTTGGTAAGTTGCTGTACTGTGGCTTCTGAAAGTTTTACGTCTGACATTTGTCTGTCTCCTGTTAATCGGCGGGATGTACCGCCATGATGCCCCAAGAGCATGGCAATCTGCCCCTTGGGGTGCTGCCCCGCGCGAGGGAGCGCGGACGCAGCATCGATACACAGAGTCCAATAGCGTTGATAACTAGAAGCATTAGGCGCGCACGTTGCGGAGCAACAATAAATGCGCGCGCCGATCACTAGATGTAATACGACAGCGGCTTGACTCTGTTATCGACAGATTGTTGTGCTATTGGATGGCAGAGTGGTGCGTACAGACCGTTGGTTAGCAGGAGACGGCAGAGACAAATGACAGATGTAAAGCTGTAAGAACAAGCCACAGTGGCAACTTGCCAGCGTCCTGTTGGATATCTTCTCCTTTTTAGCTAGTCCTCTTTAGAAAAGGTAATAAGGCTGTTGGCTTGTGATGCGCAGGGCATGGCAGTGTCGAGGGCAAAGATGGACAAATGTACGTTGACGGACGGATGAACGAGCAGCTAGTGATGGGGGGGATGACAGGGGGGGCTGATGAAGAGGCAAACGATATGAGCGATGTAACGTCAAGGAAATGCACACCGAAACAGATGGCACTGGTTGATACGATGGTAGCTACTGGATGTAGCATCACACAAGCAGCAGCAGAGGCAGGGTATGCCAATGGACAAAGCGGCAGAGTGACAGCCAGCAAGGCTTTGAAGCTACCGCACGTTCAAGCGTACATGATGCAACGGGTGGGTGAGAGTATTGGACTGAATGCTACGGTTGCTGCTGCTAAGGTGTTGCAACTGGCGCAGGGTGCCAAGAGTGAGTACGTCCAGCTTGAGGCCAGCAAGGATATCTTGGACAGGGCTGGATACAAGGCCGCAGACAAGCACATGCATCTACATGCTGGTGATATACAAGTGTCGATTGACCTGTCCTAGCCATGTGATGATAGCGAGGGGGTGGGGGGAAAAACGGACGCTAGACCAACGCAATAGGTCCAGCCCAAGCATTTTTCTCTCACAAGGTTCGATCAAACCGATACTCCAGCCAATATGGGTTTAGCCAGCCAAGATCTTGCAATCCGCTGAATATTGCCTCGTCTATCCAGAATACTTTAGCTGCGTTCTCTGAGTATGCGACATGCACCTTAATGCGGCATTCCGTCTTGCTGCATGTAAGCCCGCCCCCTCCTACTGCTAATGTTACTCGCAGGTCATCGTATCTGACCTTGCCTATAGGCACCCGCCCCATAGCTGGCTGATAGTTATCCACTATGCGTTTGATGCGTGGGCTTGATAGGGCGAAGTCGCTATCAACCACATAGGTTTTGTTTCTGTCCATTGGCAGCATCAATGCCAGAGTTTCAAGTGCAACCTCTGGGCAACCTATCAACAAACCGCCTACAGCCATTGGTATGTTGTAGAGATAGATAGCCACCCTGTCTGGATAGCTTAATGCTTCTGCGCCTTCTGCTCTTATCAGCTTGCCTAGATAGTCAATGCGAAAGCTGAACAGCAGCACGAACAGGAACGGGGCAATGAATATTATTTTTTTCATGGGAAAGTATCTCACTTAATTGTGGCAAATGTGCGTTGCGCTTTTCTTCATTGCCCTTAGATACTCGCGTCTATGGACAACTCTCGTTACACAACAGGCTTTCTTGCTGGCGCATTTAACTGGGATGAAAGCGAACCCATGCCGCAGGAAACGAATGGCGTCCTGCGGAGAGTCTTTGATTACTTCTATGCTGATGATGCTGCTGATCGTGTTGCGCAGCTTGATGAGTACACACAAAAGAAAGTGCGTGCTGGCATCATAGACAATGACATGGTGAACATAACCCTGCCCACTCCTAAGCCTAGACAGGCTGGTGCGGCAGGTACAACGCTTGGCAAGCTGGTAGATCTGGTGACAAGTACGCCAGCAAAAGCCGCCATCTCAGATGTATTGATGGGCGATTTAATGAAAGAGCAAATGCCTATTACTGAAGATGCGATGCAACCTGATGAGCTAGATTTCTTTTTAAATATGTATCGGCGTCTTGGGGCTGGCAGCTTTGATAAGCCAGCTTACGGAGACATTGCATCTTTCGGCATTCGTTCTGGCAACCAGATGGCTGACTCAGCGATGTTAAACATGAGTGCTGCTGAAAGATCGTATGCGACTATCGGTGCTGGTTCATTTGAATTGCAACCAAATGGTGATGTGCATTTGGTAGATTCTTATGATCAAAATTATTATCGCACCCCTGATGATGTCGCCTTAACTGCTGAACAATATGAGCAGCAGTACAAAGGCATGAGTGGTAATGCCAAAGCTATTTACGAAACACTAACGTCAGGCATTGGTAACTTTACCAAGATACATAATCTGTCTTTTGTTCTTGGTAGTCGTGATTACGAAGATGACAGCCGTGATGTTGGGCGCAAGGTACGTATCAACCTTGGTAATCCGAATGCCTACAATGGCACGCTGCCTGAGTCCTTAAATAATTTTATGGGCAGGTATGTCGTCAACCGCAATGTTGATGGACAGGGTGGATATACACTCACAAACAAATACGACTCTCCGTCATTCCTAGCTGAGTTTGGTGACAGCGTAGGTGATGTGATGGAAGAGATCGGGTTTGATGCAACCACCATTGCATCTGTTCTTACTGGCAATCGCGCCTTTTCTTCTGTGGTTAATGAACCAATAGAACCTGTGATGATTGCCACTACTGAGACATTGGACAACTACATTCCTCGCCCTCGCCCCGATTGGTTTGAGCGCAATGACATAGAGCCTTCATTCCCTAGCGGCCCTATGGATGATGAGCGCAAAGGATTCTTTGATATTGCAATGGAAGCACTCTTTCCATCAGCACAAGCTGATGAATTAGATTTGGATTACATAAAAGGCTTGGAAAAAACTAAAATCATTTCGCCTGATCAGGCAATGGGCGTTGCTCAAACTGGCAATGTATTAACTGGTGGGCTGAACAAATTTGAAGCTGAAATTATGCACGGCACTGAAGTGCCATCAATTCTAGATTTTGTTTCACCATTTGGGAGCAGTAAAAACTAATGGCACCAAAGACACCAGCATGGACAAGGAAAGCAGGCAAGAACCCCAAAGGTGGTCTCAACGCCAGAGGTCGCGCCTCTTACAAAGGCGGCAAACTCAAAGCCCCCGTAAAGTCCGGTGACAATCCAAGACGTGCTTCTTTTCTGCAGCGCATGGGCAACATGAGAGGCCCAGAGCGTGACAGCAAAGGGCGTCCCACACGCCTGCTTCTCTCCCTTCGGGCGTGGGGGGCATCCTCAAAAGCGGATGCAGTAAGAAAGGGAAAAGCAATTAGCAAGAGGAACAAAGCCAATGCCTAACGTAGCCGGAAAGAAATTCCCTTACACAGCTAAAGGTAAAGCAGCAGCAAAGAAGGCCGCAGCTAAAAAGCCACAGATGTCTAACCCTAAGCTGCGCAGGAAAAAGTAATGCCTGATAATTGGGGTGGTGGATATAGCAGCACTGGCAGCGGTAGATCGTCAAGATCTGGCAGCCGATCAAGCTATGGAGAACGTGGTCGTGGTTCACCAAGAGATACAAGGGCGAGAGATTTCTCTCGTCCTCAGCCTACAAGCCGTCCAAGCAATCAGCCTGCATCAGCTACCAGAGGTGGGCCAACCAATCGCACGCCGATAGGAAAGTCAGCACAGCAGGCTGTTGTTATGAACAATGCAGTCAAGAATGTGCAAGACCGCATAGATCAGCGCAACAATCCAAAGACACTGATGGAAATCATCGCGCGTCCTATGGCATTTAATGTTTTGGACACAGTGAGTGATTTCTTTGCTGAAAGAATTATTCGTGATCTGAGGGCTGGTGGCACACCTGTTTACGACAAGGATGGCAATGTAACTGGATCGCGCAATGAGAGTGGATCATTGACAGGGCGTGACCCTGTTGCAGATGCAGCAGCAGCCATGACGAAACGTGCATCTGGTGACAATGACAAACCATCAGACAATGTTGCCTCTCAACCTGCCCCTGCCCCTGATGCGGAACTTGCTGCTGCTGATGGTACACGCAGATCATTGATTCCTCTGAACAGACGCAGAAGCAGTGCAAATGCCAGAGGGTCAGGTCGCAGGTCATTCTTAACATAGGAGATTGTCATGGCAGTAAACGCAGCAGGTAATTACACCAAGCCTACAATGCGCAAGAGCTTGTTCAATAAGATCAAGGCTAGTGGCAAGGGCGGCAGACCGGGCCAATGGTCGGCGCGTAAAGCCCAGATGCTTGCTAAACAATACAAAGCCAAGGGTGGTGGATACCGTGGCTAGGGCAAAGTCACAACGCAGCCTGATGAATTGGACAAAGCAGAAGTGGCGCACCAAGTCTGGCAAGCCATCAACGCAAGGTCCGAAAGCAACTGGTGAGCGTTACCTGCCATCAGCAGCAATTAAGAATATGTCCTCTTCACAATATGCAGCGTCTACAGCCAAGAAGCGCAAGGACACCAAAGCTGGCAAACAGTTTTCCAAGCAGCCCAAGGGCGCGGCTCAAACAGCAAAGCGATACAGATGAGTTTCTTACACACCTTGAAGATCGAAGAGCGGCAGGTGCTGCGTAAGATTGTGAAGCAAGTTCACTTCAAGCATTACCCAAGAGAGTTCTGCACCGACTATGAGGCAGACAAGATGATAGCTGTCATCGGTCCTGAGACTGTTGAGCGTCTAATCAAAGTCGGTAAGGACATGAAGGTTAATGAAGTTTAAGTACAAGCCGGATGGGGAGATACTTAAATCCTTTATGAAGGACGATACATTCTTCCGAGGCATCCGCGGCCCAGTTGGCTCTGGCAAGTCAGTGGGTTGTTGCGTTGAGGTGTTTCGCCGTGCATTGGCTCAAAAGCCTAATGAGGATGGCAAGCGCAGAAGCAGATGGGCAATCATCCGTAACACCAACCCTCAGCTTAGAACAACTACAATCAAGACTTGGCTCGACTGGTTTCCAGAGAATGACTGGGGCAAGTTTCTCTGGTCGGTGCCTTACACGCATCACATTAAAAAGGGTGACTTAGACCTTGAAGTAATCTTCCTAGCCCTTGACCGTCCCGAGGATGTTAAGAAGCTCTTGTCGCTGGAGCTTACTGGCATTTGGATCAATGAGGCTAGGGAGATACCTAAGTCAATCATCGATGCCTGCACTATGCGTGTTGGGCGTTTCCCTTCTATGCGTGAGGGTGGGCCAAGCTGGACAGGCGTTATCGCTGACACCAATGCGCCAGAAGAAGATCACTGGTGGCCCATTATGTCTGGCGAGGTTCCTATCCCTGATCACATCAACAAGGATGAGGCCAAGATGCTGGTCAAGCCTGACAACTGGTCGTTCTATACGCAGCCAGCAGGCATGCGAGAAATTAAAGAAGAAGATGGCGGCATCAAAGAATACAAGCCGAATGATGAAGCTGAAAACCAGAAGCACATGCTGGACAGCTATTATCCAAACCTAATCCAAGGTAAGGGCAAAAGCTGGATTGATGTGTATGTGATGAACCGTCTTGGCTCAATCCAAGATGGCAAGCCTGTTTACAATATGTTTGCCTTTGATCAGCACGTTGCTGATGAGGAAATACCAGTAGCAGATGGTATGCCTGTGTTTATTGGTATCGACTTTGGGCTGACCCCTGCTGCTGTGTTTGGGCAGAAGGTGCGTGGCAGGTGGCTTATCCTGCAAGAGATTGTGGCATTTGATATGGGCATTGTTCGCTTTGCTGAACTACTGCGCCAAGAGATTGCAGTGCGTTATGCCAACTGTGAGATAAATATCTTTGGTGATCCTGCTGGTGACTTCCGCGCACAGACTGATGAGTCTACCCCGTTTCAAGTCTTGCGCGGTGCTGGATTGATGGCACGCCCTGCCCCAAGCAATGATGTATCTCTGCGTCTTGAGTCTGTCAGCAGCACCCTTACACGCATGATAGAGGGGCAACCAGGATTTTTAGTTGATCGCAGATGCAAGGAGTTGATCAAAGGTTTTGAGGGTGGCTATCAGTATCGCCGCATACAGGTGTCGGGGGAGCGATATGATGACCGCCCTGATAAAAATCGTTTCTCTCATATCCATGATGCACTGCAATATTTGATGCTGGGTGCAGGTGAAGGCAGGCAGGTATTGGGGCATGGCTCTCAGTCTCAAGCCTTTCAAGCTAAGCGCAGCTACGATGTATTTACCAGACAACCAAAACAACGCAGGCAAGGATTGTGGGCAAGAATGTAATTTTGTGCGTTGTCTTGCATTAATGCATTACAGTAAGAGGGAATCATGTGTGTATTTCAATCACCAAAGATGCCTGCCCCTGATCCGTCTATCGAACAGGATCGCAAAGATCGCATGGCTCAGGAAACTGCCGAGGCACGCCGCAACCGTGACATGGCATTGGAAGAGACAGTTCAGCGCAAAAAGAAAGGTGTAGGCAAACGATCACTGCTAACAAGTTCTAGCGGTGGCATCGGATACTACAATCAGTATAAATAATGCATGACGGCATAGCCAAAACCTATCTGCAGCGATATGAAAAAGCACGCTCTCACAGGCTTTTGTTTGAGAGCTTGTTTGATGAGTGTTACGAGTACGCGCTGCCACAGCGCGAGGGCTTTACCAAAACATCGGCAGGGCAACGCAGGGATGATCGTATCTTTGACGAGACTGCTGTTGTTGGTGTGCAGGAATTTGCATCACGCTTACAGAATGGCATCTGCCCAAACTTTGCACGATGGGCTGACTTTATTGCTGGCTCCGAGGTAGATAAATCACAAGCTGAAGCTATCGATAACGAACTTGATGAAGTTACCGAATATGTCTTTGAGATAATACAGAACTCAAACTTCGGTCAGGAAGCGCATGAGAGTTTCCTTGATCTGGCAGTTGGCACTGGGTGCCTACTTGTTGAAGAAGGTGACGCGGTAAATCCTGTGCGCTTCAACGCTGTGCCACTGCCACAGATTGTATTGGAAAACGGGCCAGATGATCGCATCGATCACGTTTATCGTGAGCGTGAGTTGCGTTGTAAAGATCTGCCTATTGCTTACCCGAAAGCCATCTTGCCGCCTGTGATTACAGACAGAATGATGAACTCACCAGATAGAAAGGTGAAGATCATCGAGGTTGTCTGTCGTCTGTATGACAAACCAAATGTCGAGCGTAATGGGTTTTACGTTATCGAAAAAGAAACCAAGGAGCTAATTCATCAGGAGGTTTTAGAAGGTGCTGGGTCAAATCCTTTTGTTTGCTTCCGCTGGTCGAAAGCAGCAGGGGAAGTCTACGGACGCGGCCCACTGGTTAATTCGCTTAGCGCAATCAAAACAACCAACCTCACAATCGAACTTGTCCTTGAGAATGCGCAAATGGCGATCTCTGGAATTTACCAGATGGACGATGATGGAGTGATTAACACTGACAGTATCAATCTGGTTCCCGGAACGATCATTCCAAAGTCACCGACATCTAATGGGTTGCAGCCTATCCGTGCTGCTGGTTCGTTTGATGTGGCAAACCTTATCCTGTCTGACATGCGCAATAACATTAAGCGTGCGCTGTATAATGATATGCTGGGCGACCCTAATAGAACACCTGCTACAGCTACAGAAGTTGCAGAACGGATG